AAAGTACGAAATGTCGGCGTAGTCCGTTGCGAACAACAGACCGCTGTCCCCCGCCGTGAGGGATTCGGTCAAGCCCTTCACAAAATCAAACACGCTTGCATCAGCAAGAGCGATCGACTCGGTAACTGGCTTTGTGAAATCAAACGCTGCAGCATCCGTGACTGTCAGGTCATCAGATCCAGCAACGTACTTGTAGATGTCTACTGCGAAGGTCTCTGCCGAGGTGACTGTTTCTGTCAGCTCCTTGGTAAAGACATACGCAAAGGTCTCTGAGGTGCCGATCGTTTCCGATAGCGCCTTGATGAAGTCCCAGGCCACCGTCTCACTGGTCGCGATCGACTCAGCAAGATTCTTGATTGCCGTGAGGGCGAAGGAATCCGAGACGCCAAGCGAGTCATCATTTCCGATGAGCTGCTCACCAGATGTCGAGATCTCGTCGGTTACCGTGACGGAATCCGAGAGCGCCTTTACAAACTGGAAGCTAAGGGCATCAGATGGGGCTACAGCGTCCTGAAGATTCCTGACATAGCTCATCACATAGCTGAGCACGTCAGAGGCCGTAGCGGCGTCTGTGACCAGTTTCTCGAGGGCGAATGCCATGACATCGCCCACCGAAGCTGCATCGGCTTGTTGCTGGAGTTTCGCCAGGGAGACATCCACCAACTGATCTATCGCTGAAACAGCGTCTTCGATGTTCTTGGTTACAGACTTCGCGGCTAGGTCATCAGCGACCACTGCATCATCAAAGGTCCGCAGCCAGTCCATCACGATCTGGACCGCTTCAACCAACGTCAAGATATCGGTTGGTTCCTCGCGCAGATCCGTGAGCTGGATGTTCTCGGTGGCGATAACCGTGTCAAACAGGTTCTTGACGATCTCAAACGAGACCTGGTCAGAGGTGTTGACCTGATCCGAGATGACCGGGTTAAAGCCAATCGATCGAAGCTCGGTGGCCAATCTGGCCAACACATAGCTGACTGCGGCAACAGGCTTTTGACTAGAAGTCTCGAGCTTGGCCTTGATCAGCGAAGTGAGCAGACGCAAATTGCTCATCAGAACTGCTCACGCACCTTGAACTTGAGCTTGTCGTAAACCGTTTGAATCCCACCGGAAGCGAATGTGATCTCCACTTCGCCCTCGAACTCACCGGCTGTATCCAGTGCAGTGTTAGACCAGGTGAATTCAACAACTCCTGAGGAACCATTGGTTACCGCACCAGTGATCGTGGACTTAACCGTTGTGCTACCGGACTCACGAAACTTAAGAAGTACCGTAGCGCCAGTGATGTTGATTGCTTGGCCGGTGGTCTCATCCGTTAACGTGCAGGTCAGGATCGGGCGAGTGTCGCCTTGGACTAAAAGAATCTTGCTCATTAGATCCTCCGCATTCTCACTTGCCGCTCAGCGCGGATCCTGTCGTTGTTTGCTTCCAGCTTCGACTTGTTCACACCCTTCTCAAAGATCTGTGTGTAAGCCGCCGCCATATTCGTGTTGGACCATGCCTGACTAGGCATACGCATCAGACGGGCCTTAGCGCCTGCGCAAATGATTTCGTAATACTTTTCCCCAAGCTCGTCAGGAAACGCCGTGGAGGCCCGTGTAGGGGCCACAGCGAAGCGAATATGCAGCTTGTCTGTGGTTGCCTGATTGGGATAAGGAACGACTCGTATCGCCGTCTCAGATACGAATGTGTAATGAGTGGGTGGGCCTTTGGTATCAGTCCAGTTGCCATCACCGTCCAGGTCATCCCTGGTGCGCGGATCAAGAGGCTTGGTCCCGTGCCTGACTTTCAGTATGCGAACCACGCGAGTGGTTGCTGGGATCTCAAGGTCAACCTCGCTGATGTTTGCAGGTAGTCTGGCTGGATCGTTCTCAACCCGATACGCCATACCGCGTTCACAGAAGTCGATGACTGAATCTCTGATCGCCCGTTCAATCGTAGGCTCAGGACAGCCCATCACCTCCGGCATAACGTCGGATACCAAGTCGCTGTAGTTCATGGGTTACGCCTGTGCTGCTGCGCCAACACGGGGAACTGCGCCACCAATGTTGGCTGTGTTCGGGCTGGCTACGAGCTTGTTCTTAAGGCCGACGCCAAGTGCGTTAGCGAATGCTGCGTAGTGGGTAGTGGCTCGAGCCATGTTTCCTGTGTACTCAGCGTCTTTGGAAAAAGCTCGATACAGGATGTAATCAACGATGGCTGAGGAATACAGCTCATCCTCATTGAGTGAATCTGAGTTAATTAACTCAACAGGGGTCTTGGAGTATTTGATTTCAAGGTTGGTGCCAGCTACGACCGGAGGGTAGACGTAGAAGGTTCTTGGCTCACGCTCATCAAACATGAAGTGCTTGACTGCGGAGGCTGCTGTTTCTGTGTGCCAGTCTGGTCTGTGGGCATCGAGGATTTCACGCTCGATGATTCGTACCGCACGACCCGCCGTAGTACCGTTGGAGGCAATGTTACGAGTCGCATCAAGGAATCCGTTTCCGTCTGCCGGGATTGTCTGCTTGGTGCCAGCGACCAATGTCGCTACATAAGTGACCGAATAGATGTCCGGACGGAAGATTGCTATTTCTCTCCTGGCTGCATTCAACCAGCGAATGAGCTCTGCCTGAGTCCACCGTGTCATACCCGAATCCAATAGGATATCGGTTGCTTCCGTGAGCACGGAGGTTACAGTCTTTGCCATTACCAGAGTTCCTTGCGAGCCCAGTAGTTGGGAGAGAACGGGTCATTCTTTGTTAATTCCCCGTCTTTGTTTCGAATACCTGCGGAGCGCTTGAGATAGTTCTCGCGCCTCTTTGTATCCTTGTGCTGCGTAAAGTCCTCGTACCCCCTCTGACCGAACGCAACCATCTTCACCTCGTCCCCCTTCTTCGCTAGGACGATCTTCTTCTTCGGTGATCCCTGTGGTGCATTGATCGGTTTGTTGAACCCCGGAAATTCGTGACCCCTGTACTGGATCTTCCCGCCTTCCCGTTTCAGGTTGGAGGCTTTCATTGTCTGGCTCCATGAGTTCAAACGCTGGATCTGCTGCTAGAGCTGGATGCCAGGCGTATTGAAATCCCGTGTGAATGTTTCGTAATCGCATAAAGAAAAAAAGGGAGAGGCCAAAGCCTCCCCCCTTGATTGCAACAATTAGCCGCGGGTGCCGACGATCTGCACCAGAGCCTCAGGCTTCACCACTTTGTAGCCATAGACATTCAAGCCACGCATGATGTTACCGAAGGTGCTTTGAGCACGGAGCGTCTCAACCTTGGTGACCTGCGATGCAAAGCTGATTGCATCACGGGTACCTGCGTACATCGTGAACTTACCTGCGTTACCACCAGTACCAAGTGGCAGGAGGTTCGATGTGTACAGCGTGAAGCGATCGATCTGGCCGATGCGACCATTACGGAGAACGGACTGGCCGTCGCCGGTGATGGAGGCGTCTTTGAGATCAGACTTCTTCAGGTGAGCTGCGGCCCAGGCGGGGATGACCATCCAACGACCGGTCTCAGGTACGTTCTGCTCATCGAGCACCAAACCTGCATCAACGATCAAGTCGAGGATGTTGGTCTTGGTAATCGACACAGGAGAAGCTGTGGTACCAAGGTTGATACCAGCAGTGAGCGCACCAGCGTTTGCACCACGGTTAGCAGCAGCAGCAGCGCCAACAACACCAGCGAGAACGTCGGTGTCAACGGCAATCTTCATCTGCTCAGCAGCATCACCGGAGAATGTGTCCATCAGATTTACATCGGCCTGGACCTCATCCACGTCATCCAGAACTACCGAGAAGTACTTGCCCTTATCGATCAAGAGCTCGAGCGGAGTGCTGGTGGGCACTTCGTTGGTCAGAGACTGACCCTTCTGGTAATCACGGATGGTTACGGTCGGGACCGAACGGATGTAGACCTTGTCGCCTTGGTCTTTGATCTCGCCTTCCCAATCGTTGTTGGTGATCTCACCGAGAACGGTGGCGTTGTAGAACTTGACCTGGAGCTTGCCAGACCAAATCTCTGGGATGAACTTGCCACCAGCGCCGCCAGACGAAAAGTCTGGGTACGTGGCTACAAGGTTAGGAGTACCTGCAATTGCTAGAGACATTTTGTCACCTCATGACTTGAGAGATGACCTAACGGATTCTTCCTTCCGCAGCGGCCATCTGGATTTCTGATTCGATGGCAACCATGTCTTTCGCACTTACCAACCCACGTTTGGCACGGACATAGAAATCTTTAATCTCTTGTCTGGTCCAGGTCCGTTTACTGGCGACAGGTGTTGAAACCGTCCCGGTATCCGGAGCAACTTGAGCAGCAAGCGCGTTGTGACTTGTTGCCACATTCGCTTGTGTCATTGCTTTGTAGGCTTTGAAGAAGCGCGCCACGCGGTTAGCGTCGTACGCACTGTAAGCGGTATCGAGAAGATCCTGGCGCTTCTGGCCAGTCAACTCATCGTATTCATCTAACCAGTTGAGGAAGCCTTCGTCGTTGTTCAACGTAGGCCAATCCGACACAGCGTTACTGAGAGAGTTGTAAAACTCCATCTCAGCATTCTTTGCCGTGGTGGTTTCGAAGTTGTCCAGTTTCTTTTTCAGATTCTGGATCTCAACATCTTTAACCGCCGTCTCTTCCTTTGCGGCCCGTTTGATAACGTCCAGTAGGTCGTCACCGTACTTCTCACGGTCCTCAGGTTTGATGAGCGCGTCCTGGGTCGGACGGTTCTTGATTTCTTCGATGTCCGCCAAAGCCTGGTTCAGCTTCTGACGGAGCTCCCGGTTATCAGCCGCGAGTCGAGGGACTTCTGCTTTGTACTTACCTTCCAGTACTTTGTACCGTTGCTCCCACTTGTCATCCACCTTAGGTGGTTCAGGAGGGGGTTCTGGTGCGGGGTCTGGAGAAGGCGGTGGTTCCTGTGGAGGAGTCGCTTCTTGGTTGTACATCTGCGCATGTAGCGCGTTAGCTCTTGCCTCTTGATCGAGGACTGCTTGGGGGAGACTCATTAATAACTCCAGAGCCGCTTACATGAGCCATTAATGTGTTCATGCTGCGGTTTTCAAATACTGGCGACCTGCCAGCGAGGGTACTAATGGAGGAGTGATCTAGCCTCACGGGCGATACGCAACAGCTCCCTTAGTTGCTGCGCTGCCCCTTGATTCCAACGAACCTGGACTTCGTCCTTGGTCAGTTCGTTTATTTCGGTTAGGTCGTCCAGAGTTCTCTGGAGCCAATCCCGGATCACTTCAAAATCGTGTTGCCCTTGCAGAGTTGCAAGAGCGGAGATTACTTGTCTGGAAGGTTTAATCACTTCCGCTTCATTTCCTTGGCGACCATGCCGCCCTTCTTCATCTTCTTGGCGCCGCACATACCACCCTTGGCACACTTGGCCGGGGTTGCGCAATCAGCGCATGGTTTGAATGCTGGACCGCCTTTGGCGTAACCTTTCTTCATCGCTTATCCTTGATTAGTCATTGCAAGACTCTCGAGTACCTGCTCAGCCATCGGCTTTACATACCCACCGTCCGCCATCTGAGGAACCGCCGTGGCTTGTGGCGCCTCCATTCCCATTGGTTGCATCTGCTGTGGTTGAGCCTGTTGTAGTTGCGCCAACATTTGCTGTGCCATTGCCTGGGCTTTGGTTTGGATCTCCCGATCCTCGATTGATTCCTCGTTGGGAACCAGCTTGTCCACATCCATCTGAAGACCTCGGGCCAGCTCTCTCAAGAGAGCAGCGCGTCCCTGGGTGCCAAGGATCTGTAGGTCTACTGGGTTAGCCGTTGCAGCTAAGAATTCATTCCTGCGGATCTGGAGCTGTTCCTTGTGGATCAGACCGATCGCGCCACGGGCGTGGATGTTGTAGTCGCCCTTAATGTACGGATCATCGTCGTACATCATGTTGTGCAGGTAAAGTCTATGCACCGTACCGGAGACGATTCTATCGATGTTTGATATAGCTTGTTTGATGCCTTTTGATGCGTTGTCCATCAACATCGATAATCCAGATGCAGTTCGCCCTGCGCCAGATACAGATGAGCTGCCGTACACATAGTTAGGGATGCCGGTGACTTCATCTGCTTGCTTAGCAAAATGTTGGTAAACAGCAAGAAGTTCCGGCGCATTCATATTCGGCTGAAAGAATCGGATAGCGGGTTGACCGCCGCCGGTTCTGTCAGAAGTCGTCTGCCAGATCTTCCATGGGTACATGGATGAGATCTCTTCCCCGTCAGGAAGTCGATCCACAGTAACCTCGGCTTGTGGCCCTGAGGCTATACCCATGTTGTTCGCCAACGATCGTGCCGCGGCGTTACACATGATCTGGGTGTCTCTCATGATCTCTGGTAGCGCCACACCCCAGAACGAATCAGGGATCTCCTCCCAGGAAGTGATGTCGTACGGGCGCCTACCTAAAGGATCTGGGTTGATCACAGTCTTGAAGACAATCCCGCCAACCATCCAAAGGTTGACTTCGTATTCCCGATCCTTGCGGATGAACTTGTCCTTGATCCCCCACTCGATCAACCAGGTGCCGGATACCGAACCCCAGAACTCCCAGCCTTCCATGTGATCTTCATCGACCACCAGGTTGTAAGGCTTGTTCTCAAGGATCCGTCTCTCAGAGTCGCCCTGCTCAAAGGACTGAAGACCTTTGCGCCCAAAGCGATCAAGGATCTCGATTAGAGCCTGCTCATTGACTCCAGGAAGGCCGCGCATCTCATCCATGGACTTACGGGTCAACGGATGTCTTTGAAAGAGGTAGCCGTCGTCTGGGCCTCGAGACCCAGGGGATGGAAAGATATCGAAAGGAGAAACTCTCTCAAACGTCCTGACCAGCTCGGTCATCACGATAGGCGTGAACTTCGGACCCCACTTCAATCCTTTCTTTCGTTTGATCACCGGACCTTTCATGATCGCCGTGGGAAAGGTTACGAAGTCGGTGATGACATCCTTTAAGGAATGACCGAACTTCCCGAGTCGCATCTGGTCATCGATCTTGTCAGCCATCCTGCGAGCTGCGTCCTTCGCTTCATCCCTGAGTTTCTGCATGACCGTCTCATGCACTTCTTCCATCCGTGCGCGAAAGGTCTCGGGGTGAAGTTGTTCATTCCCCTGCATCAGATACTCTTCTGCCTCAGAGCGAACCAGATCCACGATCCCTGCTTGCATCTCCTCAGGCAGAGATGGTTCCTTTGAAGGGGTCAGGTCAAAGACTCGCTCGTTCTGGGTCAGCATGATGTCTTTGATCCAAGACTCAGCGGCCCGGCACTTAACGTCCGTGATCATCATATAAATGTCAGACCCACCGGTAGCTGCAATCTCAGCAGCTCGGTCAGGATCGTACTCACCACGGCGCTGTCTTTGACACTTGAGAAGGCGCTCAACGAGTTCCGTCTTGGCTCGCTTAGCCTTTTCAAGACATCCCTTCACATGACCGGCAAGCCTGGTCTCCAAAGCCGAGTCTTCGATCAGCTTTGTCTTTTCCTCGATATCTACCTCCACTGGAGGTTTAACGACTAGCAGTCCCATTTAGGTCCACCCTTTGTTCGATTTCCTTACAACGGACCTCGCTCTGGCTGGAGAGAGTCCCGCTCTGATACGCATACACGCATACTGAAGTGCGTCTTGCACGTGTGAGTACATATCCTTGAGCGGCCTGTCCTTGTATCTAGCTGGACCAGTCGTTTTCAAGCGCTCGTATTTGTATCGCCCGTTGAACCCTTTCCTTAGGTGGGTACAGTTCGGACTCAACAAAAAAGCTGGTTCGCCATCCATCATCCGAGTCATGAAGAAAGCTACAGACTCACGCCTCGGGATGAAGTCGTTGGTTGGGGCAGGTTCGGTAGGGATCCCAATCTCCAGTAATTCCTGGAGACAAGTTCTCTCATCCGTCTGCGCCCGAATGTTCCCGGCAGGATCACCCGCCGAAATGATTCGATTGGCTGAGTACTTGTTGACAATGGCAGGCTTAACGATATCCGCAGCAAATTGGCGAATACCCATGTCCTCAGCAACCCATTCATCAAGAATCCTCAGTTGACCTTTTGGTGATACCTGTAGCGCCACACAACTAGGAGTCAATCCAAAGTCCCAACCCAGGACTACTGGAAGCCCTGGATAAGGTTCTATGGGTTCCTTGGCTGTATGGCTCTTGTCATTGAACTCTGGGTACACGGGTTTGCCATCCATCGTGGTCCCGTAGTTCCCCAGAAGGAATACGTTGATCCAGTCTTCCGGTTTACTTGGTAGTTGCTGTAGGTAGTAGTTGTATCCCCCTGGGAGATTCAACACGTTCTCAGCGTCTGGGTTCGGTGTGTACCGATCGAGACCTTCTTTCTCATGATCGATGTACAGACCGCCTGGTTGTCGGAAGAACTCCCACTGTGCGGGTCTTTCTTCTTCCGCGACCTTGTAATACCAATGGTCATCATCCGGTGGGTTGGTATCCAAGATGATGCCGCACCAGCTCGGGCCACCGCGGATCTTTGAGGGATATCGCCCAACGCGCTGGGTCAACATGTCAAAGATCTCCTTCGGCACCTCAGACGCTTCGTTGATCCACCCACCCGTTAATTCCAAAGACCTAAGCTTTCCAGTCTCGGTGGGTCTATCCAGCGCCATGAAGAGAACCTCGAGCTCCAACCCGGTTCCATCTCCAACGTCGGCTATCCGCATCGTTGATGAAATCGGAGCATCCCACTTCATGGGAGCTACTTCCTCAGGGAACCACTGCTGCCAGGTCTTGATAGTCGTGCTTTTCAATTCCGGATAAGTATTCCGCACTACCAGCCACCTGGACCTTCTCACCCCGTCTAACCAAGGACGCTGCTTCAACGCCCTCATCACAATCTCAACGCAACAACTACTGGACTTCCCGGATCCGACCGGACCCATCAACCCCCGGACAAACGCACTACTCTGGTGAAACTTGCTCGCTACCTTCCCCGGTGGTGAGTAGTTGATCGTTTCCATTCGATTCCTTCGTGCTCAGGTTAAACGTGATCGGCTGAGCATTCACATCCATCTTCACATCCGACAAATCAGGAAGGATCTTCCTGAGCAAAACCTCAATAGCCCTCACCTGAGAAGGACTCATCTCGATCTCACCCATAGCGTGTCCAGTCAATCTGTTGATCAACTGTGCAGCCTTGATCTTGTTACGGGTGTCTTCGTCGTGTCGGATCTTTCGAATACGTGCAGCCATAAAAAATTACCTCTAAAGGATTCCTTAACCCCCCAGGGGTAGGGTCTGTTGGTCCATACATCCCCCGTCGATCCCAGAAGGGACGACTGGGATCTAGTAGTCGTTAACGATCAGCAATCCAATCAAAAGGACTGCCAGGATGATTAGTTCGAGTGTGGTTGGCATGAGTTAACCCTTGGGTTAGGGATCGTGCGTGTGATTCAGGGGTCGTGTGTGTGGTTCAGATACTGCTGGAGTCCTCATACCCCCCTATGTGTACTTCGGTGGTCCTTAGTACCCACCATCCAGGCATCTCCCTAGGGTATTCCGATACTCAATCAGTACCGGAGTCCCTATCAACAGGGTATTTGTGTAGCACTGTGACGTATAAGTACCAGTGATATGCGTACTTATGAAGGCTCAGGCTAGGTGCCGGAGACGCACAGAACTCCGGTCTGCCTGATGCCGAGACCTCATCCCCCTGAATTACCAATCGTTTTTCCAACTAACTATCCCTCAACTCATCGGTTTTTCCGATATATCGAGTCACTCCACCAACGGAGCTCCCCCCCTCACTTCGTGAAGGGGGTTTCGCTCCTTCTACTTACTAACCTTTTAGGAGATTTACCATGCCTTTCTGCTCAGATGCTTTCGTCAAATACGCTAACTCTCTTGGTGTTTCTATCTCTACTGATACTGACCTTTCGGAAGGTCGTGCTCTTGTGGATGCCAAGGAAGAAGAAATCAATATGTCTCTTCCACAGCAGTACTGGATTGAGCGCCGTGTTGATGCCGGTGGTAGGAAGATCCCCGGCGAGACGCAAGCTCTTGTACGTCTTCAAGCTCACGTACTGGAGCTTTGCAAGATCATTGATGCTTCCAAGATCACCAATGACAAGGTCTTGGATAAGGTGCAGCTTTTGAAGAAGCAGTATGGGCGCTACGTTAAGGCTCAGTAATCAACCGGGGCTTCGGCCCCATTACTCCTGCTTTGCAGGGAAAGGATCTCCTATGGAGAAAGCGCTACGCGATTACGCGATGGGTTACTTCCACGCAGTGACACTCCAGAACATGGAGGAATCTCGTGGTTCTGCCTACATTGATGGATACCTAATCGGTGTTGAGGATAGGGATCCAGATACGTCTTGGATAAAGATCATCTCCCCGCCGGAGATTGATCTACCTTTCTGAGAACGGGAGGCTTCTGCCTCCCTTTTTTTGTCACTTAAGGAGTAAATCATGGCAATAGTGTTTGGAATCCTAGGTTTTTTGCTGTTCTCAGCCACTATCGGTGCAGTCCTCGCTGGTGATGCTTTCTCTGCCGCAGTGGGTTTCTTTGGTTCCTTTGTGGCGTTTGTTATTGCCCTTATCGGTAACTCATTCATTGATTACTAACCATCTAGGAGGAGGCGCAAGCCGACTCCGGGTTTTTGGTAGCAGTACTTGCCTTACATCTTTCCCTGGAGGTCTTATGGTTGGTCTCTACTGTGTCGTGATGCTTATCTCCATCGATGAGCGCCGCAGGATCTGGACTTGGGGTGCTTATCCCACGCAAGACGAAGCTACCCGGCAGATGCTTTTGTTGGAGCAGCTTTATCCCGAGTCATCCTGTCATGTATCAGCACTGTACAACCTTGATGACCAGGGCGAATAACCCGTGCGCCGCCGCCGCGCCCCTTCGGGCGGCGTCGTCGCTCCATTTAACTAGGAGAAACCTATGAACGTTGAACAACGAACTCAACTACGCAAAGCCATTAAAGGTTTGCGTGAATCAGCACAACTTTGCAAAGACGTAGGTCTTGAGTACGACTGGGTGGAGATACAACACCTGGCTAATGAACTCGATGTGTTGATCATCAAGTCCATGGCGGATGACCTTACTTCCCAGATCAAGTGGAAGGAGAACGCATGAAAACCAGTGATCTATCCGGCGCTGCCCTTGATTACGTAGTTGCAGAGTGCGAGGGAGTTATTTACCACGGCCCTGCATGGACAAAGTATTCAACCGACTGGTCCCAAGGTGGACCAATCATTGAGCGGGAGCGTATCGAATTGAAGTACCTCGGGTACAACAACCCACCGTACTGGGGCGCGCTGAAGTTCAGCCCTAGCAAATACGAGCGCAAAGCCGCAATCGGTCCAACACCACTAATCGCAGCCATGCGCTGCTACGTCGAATCAAAACTTGGCGACACCGTTAATCTTCCGGAGGAACTCCAATGATCGGCATATCAAGACACTCACCATGTATCCGTGAGGAATACATCCGTCATCTCAGAGGTACTGAGAAATGGGTTATCCAGGGCATTGGTTATCAGACAACCAAGTCCTTCGCCCGTGTGGATGTTTACCTGAAAGGTACTAAACGCACATTGCTAGCCGATCAGATTACCGGTCAGCTTTATCCCCCGGAACCTGGCGCCAAGTGCCTATCTTCCGAGCAACTCACATTAGTAAGGAGTGTTGGTCTATGAGCCGTTCAGATGCACTTAGAGCGGGCGCTGAATCTGTCCGCGAAATGATTGATTCCATCACAGCAGTGCGAGGGAAAAACTTCTCGATGCTGGTTCAGTACTTCATCAACATCGGTACTGGCACTCACTTCAACTACATCTTCACTGAAAACCTGGAGATGGATGAGAAGCAGAGACTCAACTTCCTCGTACTGCATGAGGCCATCTATACCAAGATGGTTGAGATCCTTCGTGAGTTGGTTGAATTCTCCGACGATGAAGTCAAAGAAGCAATGGACTGGGCCATCAAAGTCAGCCAATCAGCACAAAGGGGTTTCGATTATGAGCGTGGTAAACAGGATTAAGACTCAACTGGCCACTTACGTTTCTTTCCCCGCCGCATTCGAACAGATCGTTGATTCGATCTGGCAGGAGCTCGAGGAAGGAAGGATCACTAACGAACAAGCGGATGACCTGCATAAGTTCGCAGATGCCATCCGTATCTCGGAGAGTACGTATGAATCCTATCGTGATACATCCAGATAATACCGTGTTCGCTGATCAGATAGCCAAGGCGTTTGAACAACGATCACGTTCGCTGGATAACGTGCATCTATGTTTGGCTAACGAGCGGATGGAAGAGGTGATGAGCGCTCTGTCTGTCCCTTACGCATTCCACAATCGCACCATCAACAGCCTGGTGCATTACATCCTGAAAGGAAATGAAAGTGATTGATACCACAGGCGTACGCGCCGAACCCTTCGGCGGCGCTCCCGCCTTCAACCTAGGAGAAAACCATGCTTAATCGTATGTTGTACATCGAGAAGCGCGTCCTCACTGGTGACTACACAACGCTAGTCCCAGCGTTTGCTCGCTCCATCTTGCGTACCGCGTCTCGCTCGAAGCCTGACGGTGCCATCCGTTCCTGCAAAGAACTGCTTGATATTACCTGGCTTCGTACCTTTGCTTATGACCGGATAGATCTAGTCAACCGCTTTGCCAGAGACATCATTGCTTACCTGCCCAAGGTAAAAGGCGCCTGGCATTCACGCTCCAAGCTGCGTGCTGAGATGTTGATTCACTCACTCACAGAGAGCACGACCGAATCTATCAAGCAGTACCTTGATAAGTACCAACAGTACGATGACTCGGATTGGTCGGTCGCTTTCGCTCATCGCTGCGGACTAACGGTTTATGCCTGCGGTCACTGGCATTCAGATGGCGATCATCTGCATACCCACTCAGAGAACTATGGGTGGGCAAGCAGGCATCTATGCACAGATTGTCTTGGTGACCGTGCTCAGTACGTTACTGACTACAGCGGCAGGTTGATGCTTTCATCCGAGTCACGCAGGATTACCTTGCACAACGGAGATGAGATCGTTACTCACATCAGGGATGATCTATACGTCTACAGCTCTGAGTTCAATTGCTGGCACCAGCGTGGTCGCAGTCCTGTGCCCAACATCATCGCCAACTATCACTCGTCCAAGGCTAAGGGTTTCAAGGTCATCCCTTCATCCTGGCTCAAGTCCAACAAGCGTGCATTCGGTTGCGAGCTGGAGGTCGAGATGGCAGAAGGTGGTGGCGAACGTGCGCTTGCCGCATGGCGTATCCACAAAGCAATCAACGATACGAAGGTGGGTGACTACGCATTCTTTGAGAATGACGGTTCGGTACCTGGTGGGTTCGAGATCATTACTCAACCCGCTGGCCTGGACATACATCGTGAGAAGTTCCAGCAGCTCCTGTCGATCGACGAAGTAAAGAAGCTGCGCTCTCACAACGGTGGTCGCTGCGGCTTTCACATCCACGTTGGTCGTGAGTACCTGACTAAGACTCAGATCTACCGTGCCCAGGCATTCATCAACGACGTTAACAATCGGGCGCTGATCAAGAACGTAGCTCGTCGCTATCAAGAGGGCTACTGCAAGATCAAGAATGAGCTGGGTGCCTTGTCTGCTACCGGCAAAGAGTTCTCTCGTGACCGATACGAGGCGATCAACGTAACGGGTGACAAGACTATCGAGTTCCGTATCTTCCGTGGCTCACTGAAGTATGAGTCGTTGATGGCTGCGCTCGAGTTCACCAATGCGTTGCTTGCCTTCTGTGCTCCTGGCACTGTCAGTAACCAGGAGTTCAACTCGCTGGGCTTTCGCAAGTTCCTTGTGAATCCAGTGATCGCTGATGACACCAAGTATCTTCGCTCCTATCTAGCTGCACGTGGGTTGGCTACCACCGTGGACAAACGACAGGAGATTTGATGTGGGGTATTTATCAGCACTGCTGTTGTTTCTTCTCGTAGTTTTACCTTCAATCATCCATTACCTAAGGGGTTAATCATGTGTCTACTCATTCATCACCGTGCCGATACGGTATTTCCCAAGAGTTTCCTCGCTGACGTTTACGAGAAGAACTCCGATGGCTTTGGCGCCATGGTCTCGGTCAACGGATCGATCAGTGTGGTCAAGTCTCTAGCTAAGCTCGATGACATCTACCAGATCTACAACGAGATGATCGTTGGCCGTGAAGCTGTGATGCACTTCCGTATGCGTACGCATGGGGAGATCGACATCGACAACTGCCATCCCTATGAGGTGACGCCGGATTTGTACATGGCGCACAACGGTGTACTCAGCACGGGTAACGCTGCCGATCCCAAGAAGTCAGACACCTGGCACTACATCAACAACTTCATCAAGCCGCTGTTGGAGAAGGATCCTGACTTAATCTTTCGCCCACAGTTTCAGGCAATGATCGGTGCTCACATCGGTCCGAGTAACAAGTTCGGCTTTATGAACAAGGCCGGTCGGGTAGCAATCATCAATCGCAGCTCGGGTGTTGATCACCTTGATGCGTGGCTATCGAATACCTACGCTTGGACTCCATCCAAGTTCGGGTATTACAGCAAGTACTACACGCCGATGACCAACCACTCCACGTTCAACAACGGGTACAAGTACCAAACATCTTTTCCGAAAGCGACGACAACCCCGGTCGGTCGCAGCGTTACGAGGGGTACGAAAGCTGGTGGGAAAAAGCCTTTAGTGAGGGACCTGTTCAAAGACTGGAGTGGAACCAAGTTGAGTGTGAAGCAGATGAGAAGACTGACCACGAAGATGGAACGCGCTTGCACAAGCTTGGATTACTGGGACTTACTGAACTACATCCAGGACAATCCTATCCAGGTAAAACAATTCTTGTTTAACACCTACGACCTGAGTTCATCGGAGATCAACAACATCGTTGACTCATCCGCAGACGAAGCAGCAGACATGCTGACTGACCTATTCGATTCACTTGACCAAGGAGAAACAAATGCTCGGGTTCGCCAGACGCCAATTGGGTTCTAAGCTAGCCGAAGAATTCAAGAGAAAGTTCAGGACAAAAATTATGTCTACGTCCGGATCTTACATTCAGTACCGGGCAAACGACGGAACTACCAAGATGATAAACATCAACGAGCAAGACGGTATCGCAGTCCGTCGCATTCGTAATCACCTTGCTGACCTGGACTTTGAATACAGCTATCAACTTCGCTTTGCACTTTACCTTCATCTCAGGGAGAGACTTCAATGATTCAACTCAACGAAACACAAGCCTTGTTACTAACAGCCGTAGCCGCTGGCCGCGGATCAACACCGGAGAAAGAATTGAACGCATGGATTAACACGATGGTGCTCGAGGTTCTTGGTCAAAGAACTGGACAAAACCCAGCAGCTAAACCTCGCAAGGTTTCCAAGGGTAGGAAGCTATCCGATATCACCAAGGCAAAGATCAGTGCAACGGTGAATGAGCAGCACAAACACTCGATGAGCAGAATGTGCAGGGATGCCATCAAGGATACGCAGCCAGGTCAAGTGACGATCATTCCTGTGTCTGATATGGAAGAGGCATACAAGATGCGTTCGATACTCACCAGTGTCGCATCAAGGATATGGGGTAACAAGACTTACATGACCGCAATCCACCGTGATCGCATCGAGATCCTTCGCAAGTAATTCAACGGGGGCTTTGCCCCCTTTCAGGAGAAACCTATGAGAACTGCAATTGAAATACTGGAAGATGTAAAGCGTGAGCTTGATACCTTTCACTCAACAGATGGATGGTATGGCTACCTGGAAGATGATGATGGCAACGATGTAAACATCCGTTGGGAAAGCCTTCGCAAGCTGCACGTTGAGATCTATCGCTACATCCGAGATGTAAATGGAGAAGACCGTGCATTCATCGCTTAAGGAATACGATCAACTGCTAGCTGCACACGATTGGTACTTTGCTTTCTCGGATGACCACGGTGTATTCATGCGTGGCGAGAGGCAGGCTGATCGGCTTGTAGATATCTCAAAGATATCTGATGACCACGCTAAGCTGCTTCATGCCTGGTCGAAGCACCACTACACTGGCAAGCCTTGGAATACTGAACCGTTTACCAAGGAACAACTGGATGAGGTGCGTACCAATCTCGGTGTTGCATAAAAAAATCCCCGGTGTTGGACCGGGGTAATAGAGAGTGGCAACGCAAGTTGCCCTCTCATTCTACTCTTGCAAGATCCCCAACATCTTGTGTCAACCATTGCCATAAGGCATCCATCAATCTCTGGCGCAGGGGCAGCAGCTCATCCGCTAGATCCTGTCTGAACTTCCATGCTTTGTACTGAGTCAATCCTGTTCGGTCGCTCACCTGTCGAATGGTCTGCGCCTGGATCGCACGCCTCAGCTTTGTCCCGTTCATCTCGTACCTGCTTAACCGTTCCCTGAGATACGCGGCAAGGAACGCCGCCGACAATCTTCGTTCCCTGTCGTTGCCGTATAGGTAGAAGGCGTATGCCTGCTCCACCTGGGGGCGTCTGGATAAGAAGCTGAACACCATCCCCGCTTGCGCGTGTAGGTCGTACTGACTAAGCCTATCGGCATTGTTCCCCGGCTCGCTCTTATTCGCCAGGTTGATACCGGATGGCAGGCTGATCACACTCCTGTCCCGTATCCTGAATGCAAATCCCAATGCCTGCTCCGGTGACCTGAACATTTAGAGTTCCTCCCTCACGATCATTGCGAATGCTTCGAGGGACATCTCCAGGGTGAAGTCCACCCCATCACCGCCTAACTTCTGTGTCAGGTCAGACCCTCTTACGATGACACGCCAAGGCCGGAAGTCCTCTCGGTACGCGACCGCTGGCCTTAGTCCACAGTTCCCTGCTTGCTCCAGTGCCTGCTCCCACCAGGACGCTTTGTCTGCTGGCTTGGCTACCCTGTAACGCTTGACCTCAAGAGCCCAGGGCAGGCCGAGAATGTCATGCCCGCCCTCTCTGGTTTGAACCAGGTTCCTTGTGAGATCCAGCCCAACCAGCGGTGCCAGCGAATTGATGAGCTCGCGTTCACCCACCTTGCCCTTAGCTCTCGAGTTAATCTTCATCGAACAACACCGCTACCTTTCCATCTGCAACCTTCGGCCACTTCAATGACCGACATGAGATACCTTCCACTTCGCTCTCGGTACTTCTTCCTGCATGGCGGATGATGGTAATGAACTGTGTCTCTGGGTGTTCACACCTACCGCACTTCAGCATCTCGTCTTTGAACTCTGGGGTGCAGTCCATGCAGAAGTTGTAGTCCATGGTGTTGACGCTCATCTTCTTCAACAACATGTACGACTTGTAATGCTCCTTGTTATCGAAGCAAGCGGGTGCTGCGTGTGGTGCAGCCGCGGACAACACCCATTGTTTGGTTCTTTTCTTCACGCTCCGTACGCCCTTCTCTCCGTGCGTTCATCCGCCCTCAAGGTTCGCCATACCTCGATCGACATCTCGATCTTGCGGATCTCGTACTTCAATCTTTCTTCTTTCTCAACAGCAGACTCAAGTCCTTTTAACAACTGCTGATATTCTTCGGCAGCTAAAGCCTCACGTTCTTGTGCGGCAGCGGACTTGAAGTTCTCACGCTCAGCTCGCTTCATGAGTAGGGCGATCTTGGACTTCTTGAATTCCTCGATGTAAGTACGGTTAGCCTTGGCGGTTGCGTACTGGTTGGTCAGCTCACGGTATTCCTCGAGCTCGCGTTCAATGTCCACGTGATTCCTCCAGTACATTGATGATGTAGTCCAGGTACCACTTGGCTTTCTTCAAATCCTGAAGCCCGTCTTTGTGCTGCCATCGAGAGGCGTACTTGAGTACGTTCCCCACGCCATACGCCACCGTTCCCTGCACACCTAGCTTTGCACGGATGTAATCGATGGTCTCGATGCCGCCGACCTTGTAGTGATCTGGATGGTTGACCATATCAATGGCCGGTAGGTCGGTGTGTGCGTATACGGTTTTAGTCATGGAGCTTGATCCCTCTATCATTCAAGTGGCGCCACAAAAGATCTCTTGCCCAGAAGGCTTTCTCTTGATCATCCTCTGAATGCTTGGATCGATGCCGGAGATCCTGGTCAAAGTCATGCAGCGCAAGTCGAAGCACCTCTGCCCTGACTGCGTTCATAAACTGTTGCTCCTCATCAGGGAGATTGAACTTGATTACTGCTTTCATGTACTGCTCCGTGCAATGTCAAGCTGATGGGCCAGGTTCATTACCTCAGCGTTCAGTCTACTGATGGTGAATGCCTGTTTGTTTACCGTCGATTCCAGGTCATCGACCATCTTTCTCAGGCTTGCTAGTTCTTCCTGTGCGCGGCGGCTCAGGTACGCTACGTCTTCAAGGCTTTGCTCTTTCATAGGTTTCCTTTAATCACATTGATCGCATACTTGTAGTAATTGTGTGATTCGTTTCGCTCTTGCAGTCGCTCCAGGATGTCAATGATTTGCTTCTCCCTTTCAGCAGCAAAGAGATTGGCGAAACGTTCAAGTTCTTCCGCAGTGAGCACCAAGAACTCGTTTATGTACGGGTCTACTGCGTCCTTATCAGCAACTTCCCGCGCCATGCGGATTATTTGTTCTCGGTTCATGTGTTTCCCCTTGCTCGGATTGCTTGCGCGGCCACCTTTGTAATGTCTGACGCATATTCAGGATGTACAGCAAGCACATCACACACCTTCGCACACGCCTCACGCTCGGCTGCGGCGGCACGACTAACCAACAACTCCAGCATCCGGTACAACGCCGCGCTGGTTGGTGTCGGATGGCACAGCTTTGCAAAGGGAACGTCGCCCCAATGTTCAACGCTCACACCAACCACAAACCCAGCCTCCCGCATCAGCTTGATAATGTCTTCTTTGGTCATGCCATGTCCTTCAAATGCAACCACGACTCTGCTGAATACTTACTAAGCATCTTAACCTTCAGTGCCTTCGGAACCTTTGGCATTGGAGCCCAAGCCACGAACGAATCGCTCCATGTCCCGATCACTGCCACGCCTCCTGGATTAAGTAAGATCATCTTAGTTCCAAGCGGTGGCGGTGCGTCTGTTGGGTCACGCCAGTAACACTCTCCTGATATGTAGTCTTTCATTATTTACCTGTCTGTGTGATCGTTAATAAGCGTCCAGCAAAAGGCCAACCAAAGGCCGAATACAACCACCGCAAAACGAGAGGCTTCGCTCCACTGCGTCACATCCCACTGAAGATTCACGAAGGTCACCATTGCATAGACGATGGCGAATGAGCAGAGACATCTAACGAGAATCATGCGTTCTTCTCCTTCAACACCCGTTCAATTTTCTCAATGACTTCGACAAATGCGATCTTGCTTAGCTCTTTGTAATCCTCATCCGTCAGCCCAACCCATTGCTTCAGTGCCAATCGGCGCAGTTCGACGGCTGATTTCCTGCCCGTGCTATTGCTTATTCGTCCTTGCACAAACTCAGCGTCCAGCGCATCAGCCAGCCGCAGGGCTTTGGGTTGTGTGCTCATGTGTTCTTCTCCTTCAAGGCTTGTTCAATGGCTTTTGCAAAGGCAAGCACACCATAATTCTTACCACCATCGTAAAGATTTGTATCTGCCAGCTCAAACACAGCATCATCCGTCAGCCCAACCCATTCACGCTTT